GATGAGGAAGGAACTGAGACAACTCAGTACAAGAAAGCTGACGAATCTTCTTCTGTTGATGAAGCATTCAATGAGCTTTTGAGCTAACTTTGAGGGCGGGGGTAAAACCCCGCCTTCTTTTATGAGGAGAAAAAATGGGAGCTAAAAAAGCTGGTAGACTTTCTATTGATGACATGAGGAATCTTATCAATAAGAAAGCAGGTGTGCAGGTTGCACATAACTTAAATAAAGAAAACCCAACAGAAGTAACGGATTGGATCCCTACTGGCTCCCGTTGGCTCGACTCTATTGTTTGTCGGGGTCGATTGGCTGGTGTTCCAGTCGGGAAGGTGACAGAGATTGCCGGATTAGAGGCAACTGGTAAATCATATATGGCAGCACAGGTTGCTGCCAACGCCCAAAAGATGGGCATCGACGTGGTTTACTTCGACTCGGAATCCGCCATCGACCCCACCTTTTTAGAAAGAGCAGGTTGTGATGTCAATACTATTCTTTATGTTCAGGCTCAGTCTGTTGAGTTTGTACTTGAAACTATCGAGGAGCTTCTGGGCTCTAATGAAAATCGCATGCTTTTCATTTGGGACTCTCTTGCTCTTACACCTGCTATATCCGACGTGGAAGGAGACTTTAATCCGCTTTCTTCCATGGCAGTAAAAGCACGTATTTTGGCTAAGGGGATGTCTAAACTGACTGTTCCTATTGCTAATAGTCAATCAACTTTCTTGGTCCTGAACCAGTTGAAGACCAATATTACCAGAAGCCCATCTGAGGCTTTGACAACACCATATATGACTCCCGGTGGAAAGGCTATGATTTATGCCTATTCACTCCGTGTTTGGTTGACGGGTCGCAAGGCAAAAGCTTCATTTATTACTGATGATAAAGGCTTTCGTATTGGCTCTGAGGTCAAGGTAAAGCTAGAGAAAAGCAGGTTTGGAACGCAGGGTCGTCAATGCAACTTTAAGATTCTGTGGGGAGATGAGATTGGAGTTCAAGATGAAGAAAGTTGGCTCGAAGCAATCAAGTCGTCTGACAATATAGTCCAATCAGGTGCTTGGTATCAACTTGTTTATGAAGACGGAACCACTGAGAAATTCCAAGCTGCGAAGTGGAAAGAAAAACTTCAAAGCGAGAAGTTCAAAACTCGTGTCCTTCAGATTATGGACGAAGAAATTGTTATGAAGTTTGATACTCGTCAAGGCAAAGCCGAAGACTTCTATGAAGAAAAAGATGAATAATTTTCAGGCGTAGCCGTCTAACTAATATAAGAGGAGAGAAGAATGAAAAAACTAATTATTGTCTCGCTGCTGGCTGTGTTCATGACAGGGTGTGCACTATACATCCCACGACCAGTACCAGTCGTAACCTATTCATATGCAGAGCCAGCGGTCATGGTCATGCCTACCTATAGGGAACGACGGGTTATTTATCGCTCACCCCCACCAAGGGTGATCAACAACCACTATTACAACAGGTGCAAAGTTTATTACAAAAGAGGCAAAAAATATTGTCGATAAAGAATAATAACGTTTGACTTTTAGACCTCAGATGGGATATACTGTCTGAGGTTTTTTATTGAGGTGAATATGAGTAAGAGAGTTATTTTTATCGATGCGCTAAACATGTTGTATCGAGCATATATTGTTGATCCAAGCCTATCGACCAATGGGCAACCTATTGGCGGCATCAAGGGATTCTTAAAGATGAGCCAAAAACTCATTAGGGAAATGAAACCAGACTCCGTTGTTATCGCATGGGATGGAGAGGGAGGCTCTCGACGACGACGACAGATCAAGAAGGACTACAAGGCTGGTCGAAAGCCAATTCGCTTGAACCGACAGATTCGCAATCTCACAGAGTCCGAAGAAGTAGAAAATAAGATCTGGCAACAGACCAGACTCACCGAATACCTCAACCACCTTCCCATAGCTCAGGTTATGCTACCCAGTGTTGAAGCCGATGATGTAATCGGCTATTGCGTCCAGATGGAAAAGTATAAGGGCTGGCAAAAAATCATTGTCTCTAGCGATAAGGATTTTATTCAGTTATGCGACGAGGAAACTGTACTTTATCGTCCAATACAAAAGGTCTTTTTGAACTCCAAAAGGGTTTTGGAGGATTATGGCATACATCCTGTAAACTTTGCACTAGCCCGAGCGCTATCTGGTGACAAAAGTGATAACCTACCGGGAGTTCCGGGGGTTGGCATGAAAACGGTCGCCAAAAGATTCCCCTTCTTTGCAGACGAGAAGGATTGTGATATTGATTTCTTGTTGGACTATTGCAAAGAGAGGAAAGATGAAAAACTCAAAGTCTACAATTCAGTGATTGAAAATATAGATCTGATCAGAGACAATTACAAGCTAATGCAGCTTTATGCCCCGAGTATTCATATCCAAGGAAAGCAAGTTATTAGATCCGCAGTGGAAGACTTTGAATACGAGTTCAACAAGACGGGAATCGTATGCATGATGAACGAGGATGGCTTCGGCGCATACGATTGGTCTGATTTGTTCACCGCATCCAAAAGGATGGTAAGAGGCTAAATGGAAAAAGTAGATTTTTCTAAATTCGGTAAAACGTTTCAGGAAGACCTTGCACAACTGATTGTGGAAGATCGCTCCTTTTCTGATCAAATGCAGGAGATTCTAAACTTTGACTTCTTTGAGTTTAGGTACCTACAAGTATTTGTTCAAAAGATTTTTGATTACCGTACCAAATACGGTGTCCACCCGACAAACAAAATCATGATCTCCATACTCAGGACTGAGTTAGAGGACGAAAACGACGCGACAAAGAAACAAGTAAGAGATTATTTCTCCAGAATTTATAATAGCCCTCCCGATATCAGAGAACAGGATTATATAAAATCTATTGCATTGGACTTTTGTAAGAAGCAGAAGCTGAAGGAGGCAATGATTGAATCTGTGAAGCTTCTTAAGAAGTCTTCTTTTGACGAAATCAGCGAGGTTCTGAATCAAGCATTGAAGCTTGGTAACGACAATGACTTTGGCTACGACTACAAGGCAGACTTTGAAGAACGATTCCAACTCAAAGCAAGAGACCCAGTTTCAACCGGATGGGCTGAGATTGATGGTCTAACAAGTGGAGGTCTTGGGAAAGGAGAACTCGGCGTCGTCATCGCACCCACCGGCGCAGGTAAATCAATGGCTCTTGTGCATTTAGGCGCAGAGGCTGTGAAGCAAGGCAAAACGGTGGTACACTACACATTGGAATTGGCTTCTGTTGTCATTGGTAAAAGATATGACAGTTGCATTACTGGTATTATGATGTCTGATGTTCATGCACTCAAGGAAGAGATTTATGAAAAAGTAACAGACCTCCCCGGAGAATTGATTATTAAAGAATATCCGACAAAATCGGCTAGCCCTAATGATCTAAAAATTCACTTGGAAAAACTTAGAAAAAGAGACATTGATGTAGACATGATTATCGTAGACTACGGCGACTTGCTACGACCCAATGTCATGCATAAAGAAAAGAGAATTGAGTTAGAAAGAATTTACGAGCACTTACGAGGATTGGCTCAAGAGTTCAATTGTCCCTGCTATACCGCTAGCCAGACGAACCGATCTGGATTGAATGCAGAAGTTATTACGATGGAGTCTATTTCCGAGGCATTTAACAAATGTTTTGTAGCTGATTTTATTTTTTCTTTGTCCAGAACTATTGAAGATAAAAGCACAAATTCGGGAAGAGTGTTTGTGGCTAAAAATAGAAATGGTCCGGATGGATTAATCTACCCTATATACATGAACACAGGTAATGTCAAAATCAAGGTGTTACCTCCAACTGGCGAAACTATTGCCGACATTGCTGTAAACTCTGCCAAGAAGCAAGAGAAGATTTTGAAAGAAAGTTACAAGGAATGGAAGCAAGACAAAAAGACAAAGGAGACCTAATAAATGACAGATAAAAATCAGATTGCTAGGGACATTCTTTCGGATGTAACAGTGCACATGAAATATGCTAGATACCTTCCAGAGAAAGAGAGAAGGGAAACATGGGCAGAGATTGTAGATAGAAATAAAGAGATGCATACTAAAAAGTATCCAGAGCTACAAAGCGAGATAGATGATGCGTATGAGATGGTATACGCAAAGAAAGTTCTACCATCAATGAGATCCATGCAATTTGGAGGCAAACCAATTGAGGTTGCTCCAAACAGAATCTATAATTGTGCATTTGCACCCATCGACGACTTTCGCGTCTTCAGCGAAGTCATGTTTCTATTGTTAGGCGGCACAGGTGTTGGTTATAGTGTGCAAAAGCACCACGTAGAAAAGCTACCAGAAATCCAGAAGCCAGCATCCAAACGAACGCGGCGCTTTCTAATTAACGATTCTATAGAAGGGTGGGCTGACGCGGTGAAGGCTTTAGTACAGTCTTACTTCAAGGGGGGCTCTAAATTACGTTTTGATTATTCAGACATTCGCCCAAAGGGCGCTCGGCTTGTTACCTCTGGCGGCAAAGCACCGGGTCCACAGCCGCTAAAAGAATGCCTAGTAAAACTCCAAGGCATGTTTGAAGCCAAAGAGAATGGAGATAAACTCACAACTATCGAAGCCCACGATATGATCTGCCACATCGCAGACGCAGTATTGGCTGGTGGTATCCGTCGTGCTGCCCTCATCTCTTTGTTCTCTGCTGACGACAATGAAATGATTGCTGCTAAGACAGGCAACTGGTGGGAGACAGCACCGCAACGAGGCAGGGCAAACAACTCCGTTGTGCTTCTCCGACACAGGATTACAAAAGACTTTTTTCAAGATCTCTGGGAAAGAGTAAAAGAATCAGGTAGCGGAGAGCCCGGATTTTATTTTTCTAATGATAAAGACTGGGGGACCAATCCTTGCTGCGAAATCGCTCTTAGACCATACCAGTTCTGTAATCTAACAGAGGTGAATGTTAGCGATGTTGACAATCAGGATGAGCTAAACAGCAGAGTTAAAACAGCAGCCTTCATTGGAACTTTGCAAGCTGGTTACTCTGATTTTCACTATCTGCGAGATGTTTGGAGAAGAACCACAGAAAAAGAGGCTCTTATTGGCGTTTCTATGACTGGTATTGCCTCTGGCAAAGTATTAAATTTGGATACAACTGAAGCCTCTGGAGTAGTGAAAAAGGAAAACGCAAGAGTGGCTAAAATGATAGGTGTCAACAAGGCGGCAAGATGCACAACGGTTAAACCAGCGGGAACAACGTCTTTGACTCTTGGGACCTCTAGCGGCATCCACGCTTGGCATAACGAACATTATGTCCGCCGCCTCCGTGTTGGAAAAAACGAAGCGATCTATAACTACTTGTCCGTCTTCCATCCAGATATGGTAGAAGATGAGTATTTTAGACCGCACGATACGGCTGTTATCTCTATCCCCCAGAAGGCACCCGAAGATGCAATAATGAGAACCGAGAGCGCTCTTCAATTGCTAAAACGAGTCGCCAAGATTAGCACAGAGTGGGTCAAGCCCGGAACTCGGAATGGTCAAAACACTCACAATGTATCTGCAACGATCTCAATAAAAGAGGCAGAGTGGGCTGATGTTGGTGAATGGATGTGGGAAAACAGAGACATCTATAATGGGCTATCAGTTTTGCCGTATGACGGCGGCAGCTACCGACAGGCACCTTTTGAAGATTGCTCTAAGGAAACTTACGAAGCCATGCTAGAAAGCTTGGAAGAAGTGGACTTGACAAAAGTGATAGAGGTAGAAGACAATACTAACCTAACCGGGGAATTGGCTTGCGCCGGAGGCGCATGCGAAATAAAGTAAAAAAAAGCTTGACTTCCTCTCACATAAGGTATATTATGTGTGAGAATTGTAAAAAACATTTGTGTAAATAAAGGAGAAAACATGTTTGGAAAGCCAGTACCAGCAATTGAAATTGTTGTAGAACAGAAGGAAGTAGTCCAGAAAGAGGAGCACATCTCAAACTATATCAAAGCCCTTGCAGCCGTTGAAGATGAGATGGAACCTTTGAAGGAACATAAGAGGGACTTGAAAGCCAACTACATTGAGAATGAATGGCTTTCAAAAGAAGAGATTAGTATGGCTGTGAAAGCATATCGTTTGCTAAAGGGCGACACCGACATGGACCAGCTAATGGACTTCTACGACCGCGTTTCAAAAACTGTTACAAAATAAGGGGGGCAAATGAATTTTTATCCTTGCAATAGGCACTTGTTAGTAGAAAAGACGGAACTTGAAGCAGAGGGGCATACGCCCCCTGCTGTCTTGCTTCCTGACGATTATAAGCCAAAAACAGACACCTACGGCGCGTACAAACTTCTTGTCGATGCCAATGACTGCTCTTTGGATGTTGATCCCGGCGACACTGTTATAGCAGAGCAAAGCATGGTTAAAGAGGTAGAGCATGGTGGGCAAAAGTATTTTTTAGTTCAGGAAAACTATGTCTTGGGCGTCTTCTCCGAGGAGTAAATGGATATTTCACACCTTATATGTGTTGCTGCCACTGCACTTTCAATTTTCCCAAACTCGGACACAGTTTGCAAGCATGTGAACGTCGTTGTTGAACAATCTGATAAAAACGACATCGACCCCACTCTCCTTGTATCTTTGATAGCTGTAGAAAGCAACTGGAAACCGCATGTGGTCAGTCCTGCAAATGCATGTGGGTTGACACAAGCCTTGCCCAAGTATACAAAGAAGTATGGAGGCAAAGATCGCAACCTTACATGTGAGGAGTTGAAAGACCCGAACACAAGCATTACAGTGGGCGCGAAGATATTGAGCTACTGGGTCCACTCTTATGCGAGAGGTAACAAGACAACGGCTTTGTGTGGGTACAACGCAGGTTTTAGATGCAAGGGAGAAAATCGCAACGCTACTGGCATTAGGTATGCAAAAAAGGTTTTGAAATACCAAAGAATCTTGAAGCGTGAGATAAGGAAGAGAGAAAATGAAGAAAATAAACACACCAAAAATTGTGATAGGTTCTTCCTTGGAGTCAGTTCTTTTTGCCTCTAGAAATAACTGCACACTTATTCTAAATAAAGTTAACCCACCTGAAATTTATGAAGCACAAGACCTTGAGGCGTGGAACAGAATAACATTTCTGTTATCCATGACCGGCAAGATCCCAATGTCCGACAAAACTTCAACAATCAGAATAATTGAAGAAGAGAAAAAAATAAAAGTTTTTACACTATCAAGCAGGATGATTGAGTTTGCTTGCGATAAAGTCTTTGTTTTTGATGACGAGAATGTTGAAGGTCTCCCCGTTCCGACCACTAAGCACAAAAACCCCAAGAAGAAGATTCTGGACTGGGTTAATGTGAGAGCGGGGATGTTGCACGAGTTTGAACTCATTGAAACGGGAGATGAATTTGTTAGTGAGATTCATTTTTATAAATCGCCTCGAATTGACGGAGATCATGAACACAAAGATTTAGTTGCCATCTCATATCTGACAGAGGAACAAATAAAAGACCACTCCTACTCAGACCTAATGACTTTGTACAAGGCAAAAGAGATAATGAAATCGCAAGGCATCAGAGGACCGAGAAATGGAAGAGACTCTAACAATCCAGAAAAGTACAAATACTATGATGTAAAATTAGAGATGAATCGACGCGAAATAAAGAAGCTGCACATGGATTCATACGAGGACACAGGATTCATTTCCTTTTGTAAAAGGGATACTTACACCGAAAGGAATGAATATATTTCAAAGCTCCATAATTACACTAGAGGTGGCGAGCGATGATGTCATCTTCAAAGGGGGGCAAAAGAATGTCTAGTGCAGGAGCAGTCGGTTCAGGAGGAGGTGGTGGTGCAGCAGCAGCAGCAGCGCCAGCATCCAGTCAGAAAGTTACACCATCAGATGGTGCAGCGCCAGCGAACAACAACAATGATCAAGGCGTTGAGATGGGAGGGACACCGGGAGGTGGGGATTCCAACTCAACAAACATCAACATCACAAATGAGGTGAGTTGTTTTCAGAACATGAGTTCGGAGCAAGGTCTCCAGATTGGAGGCGGGTCCGAGATGGGTCAAATGGGCGAATCCGGTCAGATGGATATGGAAAAGATGATGAAAATGATTATGATGATGATCATGATGAAGATGATGGAAAAAATGATGGAGCAAATGGGAGGCGGAGCCGAAGGTGGTGCGTCAATGATGGGAGGTGGGGGATAAGATCTCCTTTTCATTTAGCAGGCATTGTCCCCCTTTCAGGGGAAAAGTTAGATTTCAATTTCCCGTGGCATGATTCCATGCAACCAATTGGACCAGACTATCTAGCTGTAGAGAGAGCCGTTTTAGAATGTGCTTGGGCAGGTTGCGAAACAATATGGCTTGTATGTAATGATGACATGCAGCCCCTTATTCGCACCAGACTTGGCGAATACGTTATTGATCCTGTTTCAATCGGCAGGTTGAACAAGTACCCCTCCGAATCAAGAAGAAAAATACCAATATACTATGTCCCTATTCATCCGAAAGACCTTGGCAAGAGAGATTGTCTAGCTTTCAGTGCCCTGTATGGCGCTTTGACCTCATATCACGTTAGCAATAAAATAAGCAAGTGGGTTGTGCCGAGCAGATATTACGTGGCGTTTCCATATGGGGTCTATGATCCTGAAATACTCAGAGAACATCGCCTAGACATCTCAAGTGATAACTCTTTCTTTTTATCCAGTGATGGTAAGACTGTCGCCAACGGAGAATACCTTGGATTTACTTTCGACGAAGAAGAATATAAAAAATACAAGAAAGTTATTATGGACGAGGGCACTGGCTATAGACCCAAGGGCACAACGTTTGGGGACGAAGCTGTGTTGCCTCTAGAAGAAAGATGGAGCGCTGTTCATTTTAAGCTTGACACAGTTTTTAGATCTGCTAGAATAGCTGAAGCAAAAGTAGTTGAACTACCACAGTACAACAACATAGGCTCTTGGCAGGGACTAAGGGATTATTTAGCCTCGGATATGGAATTAGAAAAGCCAAACAAGCTGATTCTTTCTAGTAGGCAATGGAATAAGATAGGAGAAGATATTGAAAAAGAGTGACATTCCATTTGTAGGATTACACGCCCACTCAGTGGCAGGGTCTTTTTTTGATGGATTAGGTTTTCCCGGCGAGCACATGGACAGTGCGTTCGATAACGGCATGGACTCTTTGGCTTTGACAGACCACGGCAACATGAATGGACTCAGCTATCAAGTTAACCATGCCAAGAAGATGATGGAAGAGGGGAAAGACTTCAAGCCAATCTTTGGAGTGGAAGCCTACTTTATTCCATCAGTTAAAGGCTGGAAAAAGGAATTGGTAAAAGAGAAGGATTCTAAAAAGAAGTCAAAATCAGGTCTAGTGATCGAGAATGAGGGTGCTTCCAAAAGTAAGAAAAGTAAAATAAACAAAAGAAATCACCTCATCTTATTGGCTCAGAACCAAACTGGACTGAGCAATATTTTTAAGATGGTTTCTGATTCATATGTCAATGACAACTTCTATCGCTATCCTCGCATGGATTACGATCTCTTGTCTAAACACAGTGAGGGGGTGATTGCTGCCTCTGCATGCTTAGGGGGCGTGTACGCTGGTAACTATTGGGACAACCGAGACATGGGCAAAGATGCGGTTATCCAAAGTATGCGAAACACCACGGAGCGAATGATTGACATCTTTGGAGACCGATGGTACGGGGAGTTACAATGGAACAACGTACCAGAACAGCATGAGTTGAATCAATATATCATTCAACTACATCACGAGTATGGCATTGAACTTATATCTACAGCCGACAGCCACTACCCAAATAAAGATGCATGGCGAGACCGAGAGCTTTATAAGCGCCTTGGTTGGCTTGGCAAGAGTAGCCCCGATTATTTATCCGCCGAACTCCCTGTGAGCGTGGAAGAGATTGGGTATGAACTCTATCCAAAAAATGGCGACGAAATGTGGCAGTCATATAAATACTATTCTGAGAAAGTTGGTGCGTCATATAACGACAAGATGATCGAGGAATCTATTTTACGGACACATGATATCGCGCACAATAGGATCGAAAGATTCATGCCAGACAACAAGGTGCGTCTCCCCGGCTTTGTTGTGCCCGATAAGCAATCAGCTTCAGAGGCTCTCCGCAAATTTAGTGAAGGTGGTCTTGTTAAGCTTGGACTCATGAGCAAGAAGTATTCAAGTAGACTCGCTCTGGAGATGGATGTCATTAGCAAGCGAGGTTTTAGCGAATACTTTTTGACTATGAAGAGCATCGCTGACAAAGCCACAGACTGCCAGCTTGTTGGATCAGGTCGTGGCTCTGCTGCTGGCTCTCTTGTTGCATATGCTCTGGGTATCACACAGATTGACCCCATCAAATACAAGTTGCAGTTCGAGAGGTTCATGACCAAAGACCAGACGGACTACCCTGATATCGATTATGATGTTTCGGATCCAATGGAACTAAAGGAAATGCTGATTGATGATTGGGGTCGCAACACAGTTGTGCCCATCTCGAATTTCAATACGCTACAACTTCGTTCGCTTGTGAAGGATATTTCTAAGTTTTACGGCGTACCATTTACAGAAGTCAACCCCGTCACCTCAAAGATGTTGAAGGAGGCAACTCCGTTAGCTAAAAAAGCACACGGAATCAAGGCAGGTGTCTACACTCCGACCTTTGAGGAGCTAAAGGAGTATTCAGAATCACTCAAAACATTTCTGACAAAATACCCCCATATCGCTAGCCATATTGATGTTATTTTTGGACAGCCGAGATCCATTAGTCGTCATGCTGGGGGAGTCGTTATCGGTGAAGATTTGGATAAGTATATGCCGCTTATAAATAGTGGCGGCGTCGTACAGACTCCATGGTCCGAAGGGCAGAACGTCAGACACTTAGAGCCCATGGGATTTATTAAGTTTGATATTCTAGGACTTGCGTCTCTGAGAATGATGGAGGGTGCAATTAGACATATTCTCAAGAGGCACCACGGTATTGAAAAACCCACTTTTGACGATGTGAAACACTATTACGACACCAAACTGCACCCTGAGAAAATTGACTTAGATGACCAGAAGGTTTATAAGGGTGTCTTTCATAAAGGGAAATGGGCTGGCATCTTCCAATTCACGGAGGGCGGAGCGCAGGATTTCTGCAAGAAGGCAAAACCAAAGAGCATCATCGACATCGCTGCTATTACTAGTATTTATCGACCGGGACCACTTAGCGCAAAAGTAGACAAAATGTACGTCAAAGCAATGAGAAAGCCCGAGGCGGTCGAGTATGCAAGCGACATTGTAAAAGAGGTAACAGAAGAGACTTATGGCTTCCTAATTTTCCAAGAGCAGATTGCACTACTTGCACATAAACTGGGTGATGGACTTTCTCTAGACGAGGGGAACGCTCTTCGCAAGTTGTTGACCAAGAAAGGAACCGGCAAGGTGCAAGAGAAAAAGGACAAGATATATAAAAAGTTCGTGTCTGGGTGCACCAAAAAAGGTCTAACCAAAGGAAAAGCACAAGAGCTATGGCAAACGTTTGAGTATTTCTCAGGGTATGGTTTCAACAAGTCACACGCTGTTTCTTACTCGGTGCTGTCATACCAGTGCGCTTGGTTGTTGAACTACTATCCAGCAGAGTGGATGGCTGCATTCTTGGACAAAGAGCCAGAGTCTAGAAAGGAGAAGGCAATTGCGATTGCAAAGCAGTTTGGCTTCAAGGTTGAACCATTAGATGTTAATAAGTCCGGAGAGGTATGGGAGATTAGTGAGGATGGCAAAGTTCTTATTCAACCACTAACTTCCATCAAGGGCTTAGGCGGCGCAGCGATGGAGCAGATTCTGGAACACCGACCTTTTTCTAAAGTAGAGGACTTCCTCTTCAATGAGGAGATGGTTTATTCTAAATTGAACAAAAAGGCACTTGACGTTCTGTGCAGGGCTGGTGCACTAAAGCCCTTGATGGATAACAGGTTTAGTGGCGAGAAGCATTTCTGGAGTTCGGTTGCAGTAATGCGACCTCGTAAAGAGAAAAATCTACTAGAGAACATTGAGAAGTATAAAGATGAGGGCGACTTCTCCAACTATGAAAAGATCGAGCATCTTTCCAGCCTGACAGGAGCTTTTCCGCTCAGTCTTGTCATGGATGATGATGTCATGGCTAGATTAGCTGAATTACATATCCCACCAATATCTGAATATGATGTTGACTTGGGTGCCGCATGGTTTATCCCCAGAAAAATCAACATCAAGAGAACAAAAAATGGGAAAGAGTATTACATAGTAGAGGTGATTGATTCTAATAATGCTTTGACTTCAATCAAGTGCTGGGGTGTCAACTCTAAAAAAGACAAGATTGCGGTCAATCGACCTTACATGGGAAGATTAGAATATGACGAGCAGTGGGGGTTCAGCACTAGATCAATCAGCAGAAACTTTAGACTTTTAGGATAAAATATACACATTAGAATAGGAGCAGATATGAAACTTAAATTTTATAAAATTAGACCAGAAGCAAAACTACCTGTGCGAGTCCACAGGACAGACGCAGGGATGGACCTATTCTATTGTCCGAACGGAGATAGGGGACCTTGCATGGCAGAGGATGGAGAGTATTGGATCCCGGCTAGAGTCAGTGGTCTTATTTCAACCGGACTAAAGACAGAGATCCCAGAAGGCTATATGTTGGAGGTCAAGAACAAGTCAGGCATTGCATCTAAGCGACAACTAGTTGTGGGTGCCTGTGTTGTTGACCCCGGATATGACGGCGAGATCTATGTGAACCTACACAATATTGGTGTGGAGACACAGGTAATCAAACCGGGAGACAAGATTGCCCAAGCAGTCCTAGTCCCAGTCGTTCATTGCGATATCGAAGAAGCCACCGGGGATGATCTCAATGATGGCTCTTCTCGTGGCGAAGGGGGCTTCGGCTCAACTGGTGACCGCTAATGGGTAAATTTTCTAAGAAGGTGGGAAGAAAGAAGCAATTGAATTCCGAAAAAGAGATGGCATCTAAAGTGGCTCTCTTTGGAAAGATTGGTAAATCTTGCTTAGTTTGTGAAAAACCTTTTGACAAGACCGACAAGGAAATGGTAAAATCATGGTATGTTATTGTCAGAGGTGAATCTAAGCAAGTTAACTTATACTGTCCTCCTTGCTGGCAAAGAGGAAATGAAATGGTAAAAGACATTCAGGAGAATCTAAGTGACCGAGAGAAAAAGTAAAAACATTTATAAGAAGTTTTGTGAAGAGAATCGCATTCGTTATGCTATTGATGATTGTGGCAATCCAATCAGCCCCTCACGAGTTAGAAAGTTTGCCAAGGATCACTTGTGGTGGTCGGGCACAGATGATGGTCGCATCGGGGTGACTGTTGAAAGACCATCTCCAGCAACCTACAAAGGAATTAAGAAGAAGCTGCTCGAAGCTGGGTGTGTCTTAGAGCAAGAAGGAGACTCAGAGGGCAACTTTTTTGTAGTACAGGAGCATGCTCTGAAAGTTGCAGAACTCATTAGAGCGACGAAGAAGAAGGGTTCTTCCTCGCGAAGTAAGAGAATGAAAGAATATTGGTCAAGCAAGGAGAAAAATGACTAGTTTGAGTTTCGATGATGTTTTGTTATGCCCCCAGTATTCAGATATTGAAAGCAGGAAGACACTAACAACCAAAAATAGATTAGGCGAAGTAGAGTTAGATCTGCCTATTATTTCCAGTCCTATGGATACGGTGACCGAGGTTGACATGTCTTTAGCTATGGATGCCCATGGAGGGCTTGGTATCATCCACCGATACAATAGCCCATCGGAGCAAGCCAAGTTAGTTAAACTAGCCAAGATAAAAGGGATGACCAATGTCGGGGGAGCCATCGGCGTGACTGGTGATTACTTGGAGCGAGCGCAGGCGCTTGTGGAAGAGGGGTCCAATGTTCTCTGTGTTGATGTGGCGCACGGGCATCACTCAATGATGAAGGCAGCCCTTGCTCAACTGCGAAAAGTCTTTGGCTCCCAAATTCATTTGATGGCTGGCAATGTAGCGACAGGCAAAGGTGCCTGCGACTTGGCGGCTTGGGGTGCAGATTCTGTTAGGGCTGGTGTAGGGGGAGGATCTATTTGCTCAACTAGACTTGTAAGCGGTCACGGTGTTCCAACCTTCCAATCAGTTATCGATTGTGTTGAGGCGGGATGCACTGTACCAATTATTGCTGATGGCGGCATGAAAACCAGCGGAGATATAGTCAAGGCTCTCGCCGCAGGTGCCGACTTTGTTATGCTTGGTTCAATGCTAGCAGGAACAGATCAATCACCCGGACAAGTGTTTGACAACGGTAATAAGAAATATAAAGTCTACCGTGGTATGGCGTCAAGCGAAGCCCAAGTAAACTGGCGAGGCAAGACCTCCACACCCGAGGGCATCTCCACAACTATTCCATATAAGGGCGATGTTAACAACATCTTGGCTGACTTGCGAGGTGGCATCCAAAGCGGGATGTCTTACTCTGGCGCTAGAACAATCAACGACTTACAAGCCAAAGCCAAGTTCATCCGACAGACTGTTGCGGGTCAGGCTGAAAGTTTTACTCATATTTTATCGAGGAACAAATGAGTGTGTACGGAGAGGCAGGTAAAAAAATAGTTTTCTATGATTCAGAAAAGAATCACGCGGAGCTAAAGATCAGGCTGCATTATGATGGCTTAACACAAAGCGCGTTCTTTAGACAAATAGTTGCTGGCTACGTTTCTCAAGATGAAAACATTATAAGTTTTATTGAGAAAGTCAAACAAGAGAAGGGGACGCAAAGTAAGGAAAAGATGAAAAAAATCTCAAAGATGAATGCGTCAAAAAAGAAAACGATCCAAAAGTTCGCACTCGATCAAAATGAAATTGAGAACATATTTGATATTTTGGAGGAAGAATGCCCAGAAATTTAGAATTTGATTGTGCAAGCATCTGCATGAAAACTGGTCAGAAATGTTGTAACAAAGACTGTAGGCAGTGGCTAGACTACGAGGATGATCTTAATTGCACTTTAGTCGCCGTTAGGAAAAATGGAAAGATGTCTCTAAGGGAGACTGCCAACCGTCTGGGAGTTAGTTTCGTCAGAGTAAAACAGATACAGGATAAGGCTGTAGAAAAATTGACAGGCAAGATTGACTTTTAACAGATAAAAGAACTATTTATGATTGTGCAAACGCATTTTTTATTAAACTTAGGAGAGCATAAAAATGAGCAACAAGAAAACATTACTCAACGAGGGAACAATTAGACGCTTCATGGCGCTAGCGAATATGGACAATCTCGCTGAGAGCTACCTTGACAGATATGAAGTCAATGAGGGCGAAGAAGACGAAGAAGAAGTAGAAGAGGGCATGGACGTCGCTAAGGACGACGACGAGAAAGAACTCGATGAAATGCGCCTTGGTGAAGAAGAGGAAGAAATTGAAATGGGTGCGGAAGAACCAGCAGCCGAACCAGAAATGGAATTGGGCATGGACGCCCCGGAAGAGGAACCTGCTGACGGTGCAGGCGGAGCAGACGAAGCCATGGTAAAGAAGCTCGTTGACGCTATCGCTGGAGCTATTGAGCAAGAGACAGGCGTTGAAGTTGCGGTCGAAGGCGGCGAAGAAGAGCCCGAAATGGACATGGGCGCACCAGAAGAAGGCGGTGAAGAAGAAGTCGAAATGGGCGCGGAAGCCGAAGGCGGCGAAGAACCTCCTATGGGCGACCTAGAAGAAGACGAAGCTTTCGACGCATACATTGCAGAAGTGACCAGAAGAGTCACAAAGAGAATTATTAAGAAGAAGATTTCTAAATAATTTACTTGTTCTCCTTGACAAATAAATAATAAAACGTTACTCTTTGTAGGAGCTTTATCTTGCAAGGAGTAATTTTTTATGAATCTATCCCAAATCCCCACCGAATTTCTATGGTTCATTGCCGGGGCATTCACACACATGACACTCAGTCTTTTTTTCGGCTATGGCAAAGTTATAAATTTTGCACAGGATGCCCTGAATCAAACTCTCAAATTATTAATTCTTATCATGGAAGATGTGGCATATATGAGAGAGATGAAATATCAACATATGCACAGCGCCGGTACACCAGAAGAGACCATCGAGACATGTAAGCAAATCGATGAACAGGTCTTCAATTCATGGAAATTGATCGTCATTCATAAATTTGTTTCCATCTACCCCAAGAATTTAAGGGGCATTGTCAAATTCTCTACATGGGAGCAAGCAGCCGATATTCTTACCAAAGAAATGAAGAAAAGAAGTCCCCGCTAGCTACTTATATATTATTAGGGGGAGCTATGATTTTAGAAGAAGGTAAAAAGAAAAAGAGGAAAACTAAAAAGCCAACTAAAGCAGAACAAGAAAAGGCTGCTGAAGAAAAGGCTGCTGAAGAAAAGGCTGCTGAAGAAAAAACAGATGAAGAACTCTCTAAAGAGATAGAAGAAATACTGCTTTTAGCACAACAACAAGAAAAGTCTGGTCCAAAAGTAGTCAGCTTATATGGCGACATCGATGAAGAAAATGCTAGAGATGTTGTACACGCAATGAGAATTTTAGAAAGCGGCTTCACCGGTGAGTATGAGAAGGATGCCTTCGAGCTTCTTGTTAGCACCAACGGCGGCTCTGCACTAGAGATGTTTTCTATTTACGACACCATAAGAATGATAAAGGAGAAGGCTCCTGTTTGCACTGTCGGCTTGGGCAAAGTAATGTCTGCCGGGGTATTGGTTTTAGCATGTGGTTCAAAAGGATACAGAAAAATTGGCAAGAACTGCCGCGTTATGATTCATGGCGTTGCCTCTGGATATGCTGGCTCCATCCACAGCTTAGAAAACGAACTTGAAGAAGTGCAATGGATTCAGCAACAGTATATAAAGCTACTCGCTGCCGAGACTGACATGACTGAAAAACACATAAAAAAACTAATTAGTAGAAAAGTAAATGTCTACTTAACAGCAGAAGAATCGGTTGAATTCGGAATTGCTGATGAGGTTTTTTAATGGCGATTAGCGACAAGATATTTTATAACCAAGCCAGCGCCGCAAAGTTGGGCTGGGATCCGTCTTGGTTTGGAGCCAGAGGCTTCAATGATATTTTGATAAATAATATCAAACAATTCCAAAGGGAAAATAATCTAAATCCGGATGGGCTTTGTGGACCGATGACTTATGTTAGAGTTTGTACAGAGAGGGAAGCTTCTTATGAGATCAGTGGCGAAGCCATTGATGGTAACTCTATTATTATAAATGACACGCCTGTCGCAATCGAGTGGGACAAAGTTGTCAACCTAAAGGAACCGGGCAATCTTGCACTACCAACAAGCTGCTTCCGCTCAGTCACAAAGAGAAGAAGATATCCCACCATGGTTGTCACCCACTGGGATGCCGCCCTTTCAGCACACTCATGCTATAAGATTCTAAAAAAGAGAAATATTTCCAGCCACTTTGCTATTGATAACGATGGTACTATTTACCAACTTGTCGATCCGCAACACATTGGTTGGCATGCTGGTAACACCCGAGTCAACAACACGTCAATTGGCATTGATTTTAGCAATGCTTATTATATGAAATACCAAAGCTACTATAGGAAGCGCGGGTTTGGAATGAGACCGGTCGTTACGGACTCTGTGGTTCATGGGGTTAAACTTGGAGATCATTTAGGATATTATGATGTGCAGTTGGATGCGTACAAGGCTCTTCTAAAGTGTCTGCTAGGTCATTACGACATTGAGGCAAGATGCCCACTTGATGACGACGGCAACACAAAAAGGGAAGTAGAGATATCCGCAGCGCAAGGCAACTTCAAAGGAGTTGTAAGCCACTACCACCTGACCAACAGAAAGATTGACTGTGCAGGTCTTGACATAAACAAACTACTGAGGGAAATCGAAGATGGAAACTAACTGGGATCTTTTGATAGAAAATCACTTTGATAAGAAAGAGGCACTTGCCATGGACATGCTCGTCGAGATGGTTGAGGACTTGATGGGCGAGGCAAGAGAAAAACTACCAGAAAAATTAGTTGATCAAATTCTTTCCATATTGAAAAAGGAAACCGATGAGGGTGACGAATTTGGTCCATATCCCATAGAGGCAACAGCAGCTTTGGTGAAGGATGGCAGAACTTCAACGAAAATAGTTATAACGAATACAGGGCAGAGGGGCAATCGTCGAAGAGTTTTTGCAAAAATTGGCAATCACTCCGACTTTGAAGTTCTATCGGACATCGAGCAGGCTTCTAGTGGTACAGGTTTGCAAGCAGATGTGATCTGGAACCCAAGCGGAGAACCGAAGCTGTTTAAGCTAGTCCTCAAGAGAGGATCAAACGCACAAACCATTTCTAATATTGGAAATTTTGCCGAAGGTGTGTTGGCATATGCCCTCGCAGCAAAACTTGAGAACTCCCAAGATGGTGGAAAAGAAGCTATTACCCTTGAAGATATAAAAGCATATGCGGAAAAAATGGCTAAAGGGTTCAAGCTAGACCCAACTAAAAAAAGACAAATTAGAAAAATAACCAATCAGCCAATCGGTGATGATAAATTAAATCTCACTCTTGGTCTAGATACTGTCACTTTTGTAGACTTGGACAGTACGGACAGATGGGTGCTCGCCCCAGATACGATCAAGGCTGCATTAAAGTTTGCAAATAGCGATTACTATCAATCATTCATAAGCACTGCTCTGAACGAAAAGGGGCATACAATAAACATTATCGCTGATGGTGTATCAGATCAAAAAGGAACAAAGGCAGATATCTTTGTCAACACTGTTGATAAAAAAGGTGACAAAGTAAATCTTCAATCAGGGAACATTTCTCTAAAAACCAAATCAACAAAGCAGCTTCACCAAACAGGGAAGGATATAAAGAAGATAGGGGACATCCTTGACGATCTCTACGGTTACAAGATTAGCGAACCTATGAAGAATTATTTTGATCAATCTGATAGAGAGAAACTGTTTGGCGTCGGTGGCTTCTTTGACGACCTGTTTAGAGATGTCGCAGCGAAAGAGCAACCAAAAAAAGACAGCGAGGAAATATCTTATCTGAAAAGAGTAAGCACAAAGATACCACAGTATGCGGCTGGAGCAGAGGTCTCCCTCATCCAGCTTACTAGTGGAGACTTCAAAATTTTTGATTTCACAAGGCAGATAGCAGACGACTTCACAGTCAGGCTAGACCATAGATCTGGGGACATACCAAAATTGATTACCTATGTCGAGAGAGGAGATGTTTCACTTCCACTATTCTCCATGCGACCAAGAAGAGATGCCAAAGGCTTCAGGTTCTACATTGAGAAAGAGTTGGGCTTCGATACTTTTTATAGATTTGAAAAAGAACAAGAAGAAAGCACTTGACAAACCCACCACAATAGACTATATTATTCACACCAGATTACACAGAGAGGTATAAATGTCCAGAAAATATGATTGCAAAAGCTCTTTGCAGCAGAAAATCCTCACCGGGATTGACGTTCTAGCTGACAACGTGGCTTCCACAATGGGTCCAAAAGGACGCAATGTTATTATACATCAAAAGGGTGCAAACCCATTCATCACAAAGGACGGAGTGACCGTCGCAAAGTTTGTTGAACTCGAAGACCACTTCGAGAATGCAGGTGCTCAAATTATTCGGCAAGCATCTGAGCAGACAAACAATGTTGCTGGTGATGGCACAACTACTGCAACGGTTCTTTCCCGAGCAATCTTAAAACATTCACAAAAATATATTACCGCTGGGTCATCTCCCGTTGAATTGAAACGAGGGATTGATAAGGCAGTACAAGAAGTTGTCACAGCCATCGCAGATATCTCACGACCAATCACATCGGAGAAGGATGTGGCTCACATTGCTACCATCTCAGCCAACGGCGATACAGTTATCGGAGAGATGATTGCAACTGCCGTTGACAAGGTTGGAAAGAACGGTTCGATTACAATCGAAGAGGCTCGCTCTGTTGAGAGTGGGCTTACAGTTGTTGAGGGATTCCGATTCGGCTCGGGGTACCTGTCGCCGCAGTTTGTCACAGATGAACGCCGCAAGCTAATCAAGTATGAAGACCTGCTTGTGCTGGTAACGGACGCCAAGATTGATGCTGTTGATGACATCCTCCCAGCCCTTGAACTGGTTGCCCGTGAGGGACGCCCTCTACTAATTGTAGCCGAGGACATTGAAGGGCAAGCTCTTGCTGCTTTGATTATGAATGCGGCACGAGGCACAATGAAAATAGCAGCAGTCAAGGCACCTCGTTATGGAGAGGAGAGGCGAAATATATTAAAGGATCTAGCCCTATCTGTGGGCGGCACGTTTATGTCACGCGAATCTGGTAAGACACTTAGAGATATTACACTCTCGGATTTTGGCAAAGCAAAGACCATTGAGGTTACAAAGCGTTCTACCACCATCGTCGATGGCGAAGCTGATTACGATGAAGTAGAGAAGCGTATCGAAGATCTCAAGACGGAGATGCAGGACACAGAGTCTATCCAAGAGTGCGAACAGATTCAGGAGAGGATTACTCGCCTTGCTTCTGGGGTCGCGATCATCCATGTCGGCGCTCATACAGAGGTCGAGATGATCGAGAAGAAGCACCGGCTGGAGGATGCTCTTGAGGCGGTCAAGTCAGCACAGGAAGAGGGTGTTGTCCCCGGAGGTGGGAGTGCCTTGGTAAAGATCGCTAAGAACCTAGAGGCACCAGAGGGGCTCAATCAAGACCAGCTATTTGGATTTGAGATTGTAAAGAAGGCTGTGCAGGAGCCAGCGAGACAAATGGCAAAGAATGCCGGATTATCCCCAGATCTAATATTATCTGAAATTGAGGCCTCCCAAGAAAATTGCGGCTACAATTTTTCCAATAATGAGGTTTGTGACTTGTATGATACTGGAATCATTGATCCTGCAAAAGTAACCCGAGTAGCACTGCAAAATGCAGCTTCAGTCTCCTCTTCACTTATTTTGGCTAATTTTGCTATTGTGCAAACTGAATAGGAAAAATAAAACTATTTACTGTACCGCATCGTAGAGGAAACAACAATGGCATCACAGGATAATGATACAAAGCTAGCATTAGCTATGGCTGATTTAAGCAATAAACTAGAGACACTTTTGCAACGGCAAGAAGAGGTCGCAGACAACATTGCAAAGATTAAAGAAGCAATTTATCATCCAGACCAAGGGTTGTTTACTCGCATTAGAGAATTGGAATTGTGGAGAGAGAACTTTCTAAACACCTTCGAGGAAAGAATCTCATATCACACAATAAAGAGTGGCGAACTCAGATTGGCTCAGGTAGAGACAACCGTGGGAGCCATCAAAAGAATCCAATGGCTCGTCGTAGGTAGTGTAGTAACAACGTTGACTGCACTGCTTGTTAAATATTTTGTTCTATAAACACTTGACAAAAAACAAATAATATATTAGTATTCTTACTATGAAAGTAAAAATAAGCTATACAATTGATTTCGATGAACTTCCCACCAAGGTACAAGGTCTCCTTGATGATACCATCAACGAGCTAACCTCCAGAGCCGTAGCTATCCAAGTACACGCGAGTGATATGGACACCAGTGAAAACAAGCTAGAGATGATAAGTAAATTACAAACCTTCCGTCAATCGCTAATGAAATACGATATGCAATTAGCAGATTATGTCAATTTGTTAGCTAATTACGAAAAAGCAAGGCTAGATGTCATGACGGCTGATGATGAAGTCCCACCCGAGGAGGATGAGAATGAATCCGGGTAATCTGGCTTGGTTGCCTACAGGTACGACACTACTGTCTTTTGATGGTCGGGATGTAAAGGAATTCTGTAAGCCAAAACAACCACAGTATGTGCTCATCATTCGGGAGGTTGATGAGATTTATTATGAAATACTGTACCGAGGAGAAAAATGGTCGGTGCCAAAACATTGTTTGTATAAATAGGAGTAGCTTATGATTGTTAAATTAGTAGAAGTTTTTGAGAATAAGAAGTATACGCAAGAATCTAAGAAATATGCAGTGAGAGAGGTTTTTGTAAACCCAGATCACGTTGTTTGCTTGCGTTCAGAGCCAAATTATGGTAAACTCTTGCAAGAAGGGTCACTACCAGAGGGGCTAGACACTAGACAGGAGTTCACCAGAGTGCACATGAGTCGAGGACAGCTTGGTTTAGATATTATTGTTGTCGGCTCTCCTTCGACAATCGAAGACAAGCTCGGTCGCATAGAGAAACAAATTTTGAGAGGATAAAATGAGTTATTATCATCTTTTTGTAAAAAGTAGATGCCCTTACTGTAAGGAAGCTAAAGAGCTATTAAAAAGTAGAAAAATAGAACACGTTGTTACTTCAATGGATAAAGCGCCCTCTGTTTTGGGTCGATTGAAGGCTCAACTAGAGCACCAAACGGTGCCAATTATTTTTGAAGTTACCGAGGGAGAAAAATATAACCTTGTTGGTGGTTGCCAACAACTAAAGGAGAGTTTCGCCAATGCTGAAAAGGTTCAGGAAAGCACAGGAGAAATTGGAGAAGAAAGCAACGTCGTCCAAAAGCAACACGATGCAACAGCCCATACAGTGTCAACTGATAGCACGGGCACAGTGGAATCAACGGACGCTTGAGAACTCTGAAAAGAAACTAGGAACCTATCATGGTTCTTTTTTCCCCGGAGTGCCACAACTTTGGATAAAGAATTGGGTTGTCGTGACAGACATCAAGGTGGATTTCCATCTTTACGAAAGTCAAGGCTACACCCGAGAGCAGATTTTGCAGGGGTGTATCAACTATTTGAATTTAGCACCTCCGCGCAAGAAGTATGCCAAAAAGCAAACAAAACCTCTATATGGCAAGCTGAAGCTTCATAAAGTTTGTAAGATAAGAGAGGACTCCGCACAGGTCTTGTTAGTTACAGACAAGCAAAAGAGTAAGTTTTTTTGGGGTGAGGGTGCAAGACGTTGAGCGAGAAGCCAAAAAAAACACAAATGTTTCTTTTCGGAGAAAAGAGGGCAGAGAGTCTTATTTATGAATCTCTTCTAAATGAAAAGCTCTCCTCGTTTCTAATGAAGAATTACGAAACAGGAATACCAGAGACAGACGCAGTATTGTTTGTAAAGTTGTGTGAATTTTTTATGTGTAATCGAGCAATATATGAAGCTGTCACGTCGATTGAGCTAAAGAAAGAAAAGAAGTTCAACGAAAAAGAAGGGAGTTTTGGCTACATCATAGATCAAATAGAGGCAAAGGCTTTACAAATGGTCGTTTCAGCGTCCGATGCCGTGAAACTGGAACTATCACACTACAATATAAATTTTACGGTACACTAATGAACGCGCACGAGAGATTTAAAGACTATAAAGGCAATAAGTGCTGGCAAGCTCATGTCGCAGACGTGAATCGCGAGAGAGATCTCATGATGGCGAATTTGACTGAGACTGGTGCAGCTAGGTTACGAATTGATGACTTTGAGTTTGAATATGTCTCAAAGGATGACAAAGAACTATGTAAAGAGGTGAAAGAATTTATCGAGCGACACGAGTGGCTGGCAAAACTCCCTAACCGACCGACACATAGGTTTACAGCGAGGCTAAAAAAGAATGGAACCTTGGCAGGTACTATTATTATGGCAACCCCAAATGCGTTTTCTAACCTTTTGGGCAAAGAGAACAAAGACAAGGAGAAGCTAATCTCTCGCGGTGCTTG